GCAATAGTCGCCGTAGCCGTAGCGTTATCACTAGTGGTTACATCAACCTTTTCGCTAGGCTTTTGAGTTTGGCTCATAGCTTAGTACCCGTATAGTTCAATCAGGAATTTACCAGCAGTATAAGTGCCAGCAGTAGGCGTTGAAGCCGTCCCAACTGTCAGATAAAGATACTGACCGTCACCTGGATAAGCTGATAGCTCTTTAACAGTCTGTACAGTCCAGTCTGCCGCTGTAGCAAGCAAAGCCGTTTCCGTCAATCCGCTAATAGCGCCATCAGTAACGCCTGTAGCCTCGTTAGCCGCGTATAGGTCAATATCAATCTCGCCGCCCGTTGGTGCTTCCAAACAGGTCACACGACCGGCCAGAATCGTTCCAGATTGCGCCGTAGAGATTGCGCCAAAATGGCAGTAGAGTGCTGTGCCAGTTTTGCCGATAATATCGCCTTCTGTAGCGTCTGAATCCAAGCCAGTCAAATCAACCAGAATGCTTGTATGTTTAACGCCGCCATTAACAGCAACCGAACTAGCGTAAACCGTGTCGGTGCCTGTAGTAATGCCGCCGCCCGCTTCTTCAACCAGTTTCGAGCCTTCATGGACGACAACTGATCCGCTGTCCTCCCAATACGCCCTGCCGTTACTGTCTTGTCTGAGATTAACACTCATAAAATAATCCTCCTTAAAGGAAAAGCCCCCCGAAGGGGGCCAGCATGGTTAGCTTGTGGTTAAGTCGAAGATACCGCCAGAAGCCGCCTCGTTGCACGATTCAAGCGTGTACTCGGAGAGGATCTGTTTAGCGTCAGAGTCGCCGGTTTTCGCAAGGTCAAAAGTAACCATGTTACGACCAGTGAGGAACGGAATCTTCCACTTGTCCATTTCAAGCGCGTAAACACTACGCGAACGCTGGAAACGGTTAGGGATGATTTTCAATTCCCCAAAGTCAGACTCGTACACACTGAAAGTAGCGTGTAGCGTCTTGTCTTCGGACTTCTGAAATGACGTGCTGTTACCACCAAAAGCCGAAATCTTCTGACGGTTAAAAGCGCCCGCCATCAATACCGAAGGATTACCGCCCGCATCGAAACATTCGCGAACAACTTCCTTCAGCATATCCTCGGTAATAGCGCGTTGAGTACCATCGTTACGAGCATCAACACCAGTGGCAGCCGTGGGGTCAGTGCCGTCACTTGCTTTTGAAGTGTTGGTCTTGATCCAGGCCTCAATACCCGCGTATTCTGACGCCAGAGTATCGTTACCTGTCACCTTGACCTTATTGCTAAGAAGGCCAGTTTCCATATCTCGCTTCAGTTCATTACCGCGCTTCAGAAGTTGATAATCCAACTCGTCAGCACGACCGGCAGCATCAACCTTACGCATAGAACCGGAAACCCGAGCGTCCAATGTGGAAATCTGAGTGCGGTTAGTGAGCAAAGTAGTTGCAGAGCCAGCAGTAGCGGGAGCGGCGTCGCCTTCAATCGCAGCGTTGTTACCAGCAGCAGCCAGCGTATCAGTCTGCCATTCGTGCAGGCGGGCCGAGGCTGTCGTGTGGGAAGCCGAACTGTAAAAAGGCGTTTCAGTGGGAGCGATATTAGTAATAATGTCGCTGAGGTCTTCGCGGATACCAACGGCGTCGTTGGTCGAAAATGTGTTAGTTGGTTGAGCCATTGCCCATTCCTCCAATCAATTAAATGAATATTCATTGACGGAGGATTTGGTGGGCCTTCCATCGAAACTTTTAGAGTCTCGACTATGGTGGGTCTAGTTCTCGATTACTTACGTCTCGCCTTCATTAAATTGAAAGCGTCTTCAATTGTTCCTGAACCGTTGAGTTTAGCCTGTAGTCCAGATAGCGCAGTAGAATTCAACTGGTCTGCTGATTTCGGAGTCCCTGGTTTTAAAACCTTGGGGATTTTGGATATCTTCTTTTTAACCGTTTCAACGGTGTTACTTTGTGAATGATACAACATAGCATTTCTGGCTAACAAAATCAAGCGATGATCTGCCGCCTGCGATATCTCTTCAGAGGTAAAACCGAAATCCATTAAAAATTCAGCCGTCTTTGTCTTTTCTGCCGCCGCCCTTGTTTCATCGGCCCATTCCGGAATGGCAGACATTAACAGTTCGCTTTCCCGCGCCATGTGATTGCGTTGCGCTTGCTCGCTCTCTTGTGCTGATTGCGCCTGCCACTGCTGGTATGCCCCCGACGCATTGCTTTTAAGATTGTAAATTTCCTGCTCGCGGTCTTTGAAATCTTCCCGCAAAGCCGAATATTCAGAGGGGTTCTCTGTTCTGAGGGTTTCCCAATCTACCTTTTGGCGGTCATTTGAAAGGATCTTTTCGGCGTGTTGGACAATCATCGCTGCCGTTGATAGCTTTTCCGATACTTCACGATTCCGGTGTTCAATTTCCGAATTGAACGACTCTCGCTCCTGTTTCGCCTTGGTTTTGGCTGATTCGAGGATATCGTCTGCCGCGTCAATCTTCTGAGCTACTGCTCGCAACTCGGCTAAAGATTTTTGAGTGCTTTTCCCGTTTACCTTCAAGTCGATCATTAGATCATCAATGGACAATTCCAGCCCATGTTCAGATTGTAGGTATTCCGCGAATTCCTCGATTGTAGTGCCTTTCGACTCATCCTCGGGTTGATCTTCTTCGATAGTTCCATCCTCGGAATTATCGGCTTGCTCGGTTTCTTCCGGCTCGCTAGGGACTGGTTCTCGTGCCTCGCCCTCTAAAGGATCTTCTAGCTCTCCCTGCGGCGCTTCTTCCTGCTCCTTAACCTCGCCCTTAAATCTATCTCCAAACCCTTCAGAAGCAAGCAGGGAAAGAGGTTTTCTTTGTTCTTCAGTTCCTTGTTCAGACATTAGCCCATTTCCTTAATTTAGATTTATCTTGGATATCTAAAAGCTGCTTTTCTGCCGACTTACCCGTTGCCATAGCTTGTTCAAAACCGCGCTTAAAGTTAATCAGTAACCGATTCATCAAATAGGCGTTGTGCCGCCCATCCTGGTCGCTGGCGTCTGATTTCTTCCATCCGCTATCGATGGTTTCCTGCAACCTCTCGAATGCCTCTTGCACAATTTCAGCCTTCATTATCTGCTCGGCTTTCTTGCCCCGTTCGCGTTGTGCTATTAGCTTATTTTCAATCATACTGCTGCTCCTGGTACGTCAACACCTGAATCTAGCTCCATTTTGGTTAACTCGTTGGATATTTTTTCCATCGCGATAGTCATCTTATCTTCGCGCTCTTGATTCCGAATCTCCATTTCCTGCATAAACTTCTGCATATCGTTTTGAGCCTTGCCAATCTGCGCCTGCTGGTCGAACTGATGGCGTTCAGCCGCTAATTGCTGCTTCTGAGCGTCTAACTGCTGCTTCTGACCTTCTAGCTCTTGTTGGCGCTGGATTAACTGCATTTGTCCGTCTTGCTCGCCCTCGCCTGGAGTTGGGAATTCCGCGTCGCCAGGGTCAGTAAAAAACATAGTGGGGTCTTTCATGCCAGCGTTTTTAGTGTACTCCGCCGCTGTGTTGTAAATGTTGGCCGGAGTGATGAGCAAGCCAGCACCACCACCGCCCATTATCTGCGCCTGAAAATCTTTGATAGCTGACAAGTGCATCAGGTTTTGCTCTCTCGACGCATGGCCTAGACCGATGTTAACCGTCAAATCTTCGCGGGTGCGCCATGTGCCAGGGTTGATAGGTATCCACTCGTTTCTGAGTCTGAATACTTCCATTTTATTCTGGTGCTTTAACAACAATTCGTGAATGTGCAAGAATAACGACCGAATGCCGGTTTCTGCGAAGATCCTAGCCACCGCCTCAACTTTCATTTTGGAGATGTCGGTGGATTGGCTCATCACGCTTTGCTGAATGTTCTTTAGCTGGTCTGGCGCTAAACCTTCTGAGTCTGATCCAACGCCGGTACGGTCTCGCTTGCGCTTCTCGTAATACTCGATCATGGGGAATGACGCGGCAGCAGTGAACGGGACTGTTAACGGGGCGTATGACTCACCTACAGGTCTAGCGAATCTTGCCACCCTGCCGACTTGAGTCGTCAAAAGGTCGTCTAGGGTGTCATCGCCCATGCCTTCTTCCCAAACCGCATGGCCTGGATTATTAGTATGATATAAATTGTCCAGAATTTGACGTTCTAAAGTCGTCGTTTTCTGTTGGATATCCATAACCTTTTCAGCCGAAGACAAGCCAAAATGCTTATGTGGCAGTGGTTGCGGACATAGAACGTGGAATGGCTGACGGTCTACTGGCTCATTCTCCATCACTTCATTGCCAGCTATCACAACATAGCGTAGTTCTGAGCGCCCATCGTCGTCAAAATCGACCTTGATGTGAGCCAAACGCACCATAATCTCTTCTTGCGACTTCTCGTGAGATTGGTTGAATGTCTCATCATCTTTATCCCGTCGCGCAATGCCTTCAGGGGAATTTTGCGCGTCATCTGTGTCAGCGGGCAGAGCATCAACTATTTCCCTGTCATAGCCCATATCAATTAAATCTGAGCGTTTAACCAGTCGTTCGCGGCCAACCATTCGCGCTTCAGAAGGATCTAACGAGCGACAATCGCCGGATATTCGGTATTCTTCAGGCGGTACGCATTCAATTTTAACTCTGCCTTTTTTCGATATCCGCTTAAACGATATGCTGTGAAGGATGGTCGGCCCATCTGGACTTTCGCCCTCTTCTTCTGATCGTTCAATAGGCTCTAATTCGTCGTCATCCAATAGCTCTGAGACTTCCAATTCATTCAAACCGGAGTAATTCTCATAAGTGACTTTTTCGGATTCATCCCACCATGCCATTGTTATCCCGTTTTTCTGCACTAGGGCATCGAAAAACCAATAAAATAGGGTTAAGAATGCAGGGTTCTTTTTGAAAAATACATGGTTCACATAGGCTGATTGTTGGGCGCTGGCCGCCGAATCCTCGGGGCCAACAGCATCAAAAGAACAAAGGTTGTCCGCGCTGGTGAACATGCGTAGCAGGGACGGCATGATACCATCCACAACCTCGGCCACATCACTAGACACAACCTGAGACTGGCCTTCAATCTCATTACCCAAAGGCTTAGACAGATAATAATCCCATGCTTTCGCCCGCTCGTTAGATATCTGCCCGCCGTTCGCGCCTAGCGATGTACGGAATTCGCTATTTACGATTTGCTTTAATTGTGTTTCGTCCATTTGCCTTCTCTTCGAGTGCTTTTATTTTTGAATTGGCAGAGTCTAATTGCTCCGCTAATAATGTAACCGCTGTTTTAATTTGACCTAACTCGGCTTCTAGTCTCTTGCTCATATCATCGCTACTTGGGGATAATTCTTCTGACTCTTGGATTTAGACGCCTGACGTTTAGCTTTCCGTAAATCGGCTACCGCTATCCTAGTCGCTGTCATTAGCGGGAAACCCTTCGGTACCTGTGAACCTTCTTTGTAAAACGCCTTAAATTCTTCTAGCCATTCTCCTAGCCTTGGCTCAACCTTAAATCGCTTTGACCTCATGCGCTCATCAATATCTCGGGAGGTCATTTCTGTTACCTCTTGAGCTGGTTCATAAAGCGTTGTGCAGCCGCGTTTTAATAGTTGGTCTGCTAGGTCTTTGTCGTCATTTGTCCACGCGATAGGAATCCATCGACCCCTAGCGTTCAGCCCTTCAGCAATAACCGCTAGAACCTCATTTTTGAATACGCAAGCGTCGTATAAATGTATCCTGTCGGTTTCTTTATCGTGGGCCATCCATACAGCGCCAATCTCGCCCTGTTCCTGCATGTGGATACCGCAAATTCTTTTATACTCTGGGGCGATCAATACCACTCCCCCAATACACCGCTCATTCTTTCAGCCAGCTCCACAACCTCGCGGCTAGGGTTTAAATCCTCAAGCGTCAAATCAAACGTATGAGCTACCACCCGCTCGGGTTTCCAATCGGTTACTGCGGGAAATTCAAACGCCTTGGCAATAGCTTCTAGTCCTTCTTGCCGTCTTGGTGAATCAACTGACAAAATGTAGGGGTCTTTTGAGTAGATATGCTCTAACCATAAGTCGAACGCCTTAATCATTGGCGCGATTTCCTTGCCGCGCTGGTACCACGACTCTTCCACCAGAAACGGGTGTCGCAACGTTGTAACCAGGGGATAGGGCGCCATCAGTGCCTTCCGCACATATTGCCATTCGTCACAATGATTCTGCACAACATCAAAATCGTTCGCCTCAAACAGCTTTTGGGTAAACGTGGTGCCGCTATGCGGTACGGTGCAAAGGGTTATTTGTGACAAACCACGCCCTCACGAATCAATTTGCATCCCATTTCTTTAGCTTCGATATCCATTCTGGAATCTGTTATGCACTTGAATAACTGCCCGTCCCTACTCTGCCACTCGTTATAAGTCTCTACCTCTGTTTCTTCATTCATGCCGACATACTCTCTAGTAAATCATCAACATTGACCGAATAAACGTGCTTTTCATGTTGGTCTGCCGATGCAACCGAGCAGGCCATAACTAGAGATATCATCCCGTCAATTCGCCCGCGTGATTTCTTTTTATCCAATTTCCGCGATCCAGCCTCATCCATTTTTACAACCGAATTCATCGCGCACATTCGCAATACAGGATTGCCTGAATGCTTTATCTTCGCGTTTAAAAGTAGGCTTTCCATGTTCCGCAATGCTGGCGACATAGATTGATAGCCCTGCCCAAAATCAATGAAATGCTCATCAATGAAGGATTCCGTTAAACCGGCCTTAATCAGCCAGGGGCGAAGGTGGCGCATGTTCCATCGGTCAAAGGCGAGTTTTCTAATATCTTTCTTGTGGAAGAGTGCCGCGATGTAGTTGGCGACATATTCATACTCAATCGAAGGGCCAGGCGTTAGGGTTATAAAGCCCTCTTTCGCCCATACGTCATAGGGAACGCGATCTTCCCTAGATCGCTCAACAATGCCATCTTCAGGCAGCCAGAATCGGCTCTCAACACCACCCGTTACAGGGTCATATAAGACAAACGCCGTTAAATCATTGACTTCTGATAGGTCTAAACCGCCGTAACACATAGTGACAGTGGCCTCGCCTGCGTTATCTTCCCAAACCGCTTTATTAAC